TGCGAAAAAATTAGATAATGGGACTTATAGCATGGAACAATATACAAATTATCTAACACATTCAATGAAGCAACAAAAATTGTTTTAAAAGGAGTATGATGGTATTTCGATACCAGGAACAATTTGGTCAATAAATGTATAGTTAATTTTTTATTAATATGGAGTTATAATGAGTGAAAATCCGGAATTAAAATTGAGTGATGTGAAAGAAGATGAAAAAAATGGTGTAGATTTTGTTAAAATTATTGAAAACAAACTTCAAGAATTAACAGATCTGCACCAAACACATTATAATGCTTTGGTAGAATTGAATAATAAAAAAAATGATATAAATAAACAAGAAGAAGCTATTCAATACGAATTGTCCGGTATACACGGTGCAAAATTAGTATTGGAGCAAATTTTAAAAGATGCACAAGATTCATAAAAAGACTAATAAGACGTATATGGCATCCCCCATATATCTCTTTTTTATTATGAACAGTCTTGGCTGAGTCCCAGCAATCTCTAACTATAAAGGAGTATTAAAACAATGGCTGATAAAAAAATGACACAACTAGAAAGTTTAGGTACAAGTATTCAATCTACCGATCTTTTACATGTTGTGACTGATCCAACAAATAATGCAGTAAATAAAAAAGGTACTGTTGCTGAAATTTTTGGCAATTTAAATCATACAACTGGTGTTGGCGATACCGGTGGTAAAACATTTGTCAAAAGTTCATATACAGTAGGAGCATCAGGATCTCTTACATATACAGGAAACTTAGTAAATTTTTCAACTTCTACAATTTCTAGTCCGACCACGGCAACAACTATTCCTGCAATATATGGTCAAAAAACACATATGACATTGACAGGTCAGAACGCTACTTATTCCGGACCGGTAATTGGTCATGAAATTGTAATGGATTTTTCTGATACAATTTCAGATTCTCAATTTCAAGTGTCCTCCAAGCAATATGGAATAAAGATTTTAGTGGATGACAGTGATGATAATAGAACAACTGGACCAACAGCATTCATTTGTTTGAATGATAAGGCGGACGGAACTTTATTGACAAGTGAAAATCCTGATCCTGGAGTAGTTACTAATTTGTTGGCCTTAGGCGATGAAGCAGATCAAAGAGTCAAAATCACGGCAAATTCAGCATTGTTTGAAGAAGGTAGTGCATTAGCTGGTACGGGTATGAGTTCTGCGACCTTGTTCGGTTCAACTGATTCTGAAATGTCTAAAATAAAAATTCAAATGAATGGTACTGACTTTTTTCTATTAGCAACTGCTAATGGTCATTATTCTGCATAATTAATTTTTTAAAACCATACATTTAGTGTAAAAAATGGCAGACAAAACTATATCGGGTCTGCCTGCTTTACCGACTATCGCAAAAGAAGATGTTCTTTTGGTTGTCGATAATCCAGCAGGTACTCCTGTAAACAGAAAAATTTCTGTAGAAAATTTTTTTTCAAACGTTGAACCTATAGTATTTTTTTCTAATACTAAAGGAGCATCTAGCAGTGAAGATGCATCGGTTGTATTCAGAGGTGGTGTAGGAATCAAGCAAAATTTAATTATTGATGGAAACATTGAAATTAGAGGATCAACGGTTCAAGGAACAACCACTATAGGAGCTATTAGTGATAGTTTAGTATTTACAAATGATAACAAGTTCGATGTCGCAAACACTTCTAATGCTCTTAGAACAATATATGTAGGTAATGTTTCGGCAGGCGAGTCTGGAACAATTAATGTTTATTCAAACAGTACCGTTTTTTACTCTAATGTTGTTTTTAATGGGTCAAATTTACATGTAAATTCTACATCTTTAAATGTTCAATCAAATACTTCTTTTTTCTCAAATGTAAAAATTGAAAGTTCTGTAGATAGTTTTATCATAAACTCTGATGATTTGACAACAACTAGTAATTTTAATATCAATGGAAATGATTTAAATATTAGTTCAAATACAACCGTTACAGGTAATTTCACTCATGCCGGTAAAATAACTTTATTTGATAATGATCAGTTAGTCGCCAATTCTAACACATTCATAGCATATGGTAATGTTATGCTGGGATTGTGGTCTTCAGATGGTAATCCTAAAGGAACAACGTCAAATGTTTACATAAGTTCTACAAACACTTATATAAAATCTGATTTGACATTTAAAGGTACCCGAGCGAATTATTTTTCAAATTTGTATGTTACAAGTCAAAATACATCCATCACCTCATCTAATACACATTTAACTTCGGATTTATTACTTAAAGGTAATTCTAAATTTGTAGGTAATACGGAATATAATTCCACTAAATTTTCTGTTGTAGGTTCAAACAATTATTTCAAAGGAAAATTTACTACCACAAGTGATGTTTTAATGAAAAATACTGTTACATCTACATCACCGACAACTGGTGCATTAGTTGTGCGTGGAGGTGTTGGTATTGTAAAAGATGTTTTCATTGGTGGAAATTTGAATATTGACAGTAATTTATTTTTAAATGATAATGTTCAATTTTTAGGACCAATTGCAGAAATACAATCAAATACAGAAATTCTAGGTTCTAATACTTATATTAGATCTAATACTATAAACATAATTGGTAATACATTTAATATTACCAGTAATTCTCATTTTACATCTGATTTAAATTCAAGTGATACGACAACAGGTGCATTGATAGTTGATGGTGGTGTTGGTATTGCAAAAGATACAAATGTTGGCGGTAATTTAAGAGTAGATGGTAATATACATGCTGTTGGCAATATAACTGCTAATGGAAGTATACAATTAGGTGATCAACCGTCAGATACAATTTCTCTTGCCGGTAGAGTGCAATCTGACATAGTTCCTGCAGTCAATGCGACTTATAATTTAGGTGTTCCTGGACTTAGATTTGCAAATGGACTTTTTAAGGATGTTTACACTACAGCAAATGCTACGATCAATGATTCTTTATTGGTTTTAGGTAAAAGAGGAAGATTCCAGGCAAATGTTGAATTTGTCGGTCCAGTGGTAAATTCAACGGCAAATTCAACATTTACAGGTAATATTTTTAAAATTTATGGACAAAATGCTCATGTAACATCAAATTTAACAGTTGATGGAACACAAACAGTATTGACCTCAAATTTAAATTTAACAAATTCAAATGTTGATATTCAAACATCAAATTTTGATTTAAATTCTACAGATTTAACTATTTCTAGTAATTCAATTTTTAATGGTTCTACATTAACCATCAATCATTCTAATACAAATTTTGCTGGAGATTATGTTGAATTTCAAACTGATGTTACAATGTTGGGAACATCATTTAATGTTTCTTCAAACTCTGAAATAACAGGAACAACACTATCAGTTACATCAAACACTGAAATAACAGGATCAACTTTAAATGTTTCATCTGATATTAGTTTTACTGGGTCAACTTTAGATGTTTCATCAAACACTGAAATAACCGGATCAACTTTAAATGTTTCATCCGACATTAGTTTCACTGGATCAACTTTAAATGTCTCATCAAACACTGAAATAACCGGATCAACTTTAAATGTTTCAGCAGATATAATTTTTACTGGATCAACTTTAAATGTTTCATCCGACATTAGTTTCACTGGATCAACTTTAAATGTCTCATCAAACACTGAAATAACCGGATCAACTTTAAATGTTTCAGCAGATATAATTTTTACTGGATCAACTTTAAATGTTTCATCCGACATTAGTTTCACTGGATCAACTTTAAATGTCTCATCAAACACTGAAATAACCGGATCAACTTTAAATGTCTCATCTAATACGATTTTTACAGATTCTGTATACCATACCGGTAATCTGAATGTTTTATCAAACGTTTCTATAGTTGCATCCAATACACATATCAATTCTGATGTGGAAATAATAGGATCTCAGTTTGTCATCACATCTGATAATACTGAGATAAATGGATCAAATACACATTTAACTTCAAATATAAATGTTATTAATACATCAACTGTCATAACAAATGATATATTACAATTAAATTCATCTAATACGATTATAAATGGTAATAACTATACAATAAATTCTAATGTTCATGTAAATAATTCAAATACTTTTCTAAATGTTGAATTATTAAATATTCAAAATGGTCAATTAGAAATTTCTTCTAATGTTTATATAACTTCATCAAATTCGCAAATTATGAATTTGACAAGTAATAATGTTACAATTAATTCTGAATTAGTTGCATTGGGTAATGTTTATTTTGGTCAAGATGGTTCAGCCAATGATATAATTATCTACGGAAAAACTTCTGGTGAAAAAATAAAATATGATTCATTATTAGAAAAGTTGATAATTAATACAGATGTTGTCTCTAATTTGCCTCTGAGAGTAGAAAGTTCTATTCTTTTCGGAGAAGATCAAACTATATTATTTGATGGACAAATTATACAAAGAGATACTTCAGGTACAGAAGGTACAATAATCACTGAAGATGATAATAGGTTAGTTTTAGAAGATCTATCGAAAGACAAAATAACATCTGAAGTTACAGGTTTAAGATTCAAGAGTTTAAATTATGTTTTTGGATTAGGAAACTCTGACATTGGTTTTGGATCAACTAATGTTTTAGTTTTATCTGATGGTAACAGACCTTTAGATTCATCATCTTTACCTGCTGATCAATCACATTTATATTCTAAAAAAGAAAATATAGTGAATTCTTCAGGAATTGTAACGAGTAATGGTTCTTATTTACATACACTAAGTTCTGATGGATATGAATCAGTTTTGGGCATACATAATACAGATGGAGATTTAGAATTATTGTCTAGAAATACGGCAAATAATTTGACTTATAGAATAAATATTTTTGAGCTAGCAAGAGCAATTGAAACATTAACAGGTAGTCCGGCAGGGACTTATTTAAAACAGGAGTGAAATAATTATGAATATTGAAATGATTAAAAATGAACTTGAAAAACTAAACAGAGATAAAGCAAATATTGACACTAGAATCGTGCAATTAAGAGAAGAATTGATTTCTACAGAAAAAAATAGAGATGTAATATCGGGCGCTATTCAAACGTGTGCTTATTTTTTAAAAATGCAAGAAGATGAAAACTTGGAAAAAGAAAATAAAACTACAGAATAATAATGAATTTTAATGATTTAACTGAAGAAAATTTTTTATTTTATGCGATGAAGAATTATAATAATCCACAGTGTTTAAGTATGAAGGATTTTTATGATGATTTGAAAACATTAAAATATGTTAAAAGACTAATAAATCGATATTTAATCACTGGTGAATTAAAAGATCGTTTAATATTGAATCATTTAATTATGTTCGGAAATGTTTTTCCGATAGATGTTGCGTGTAGAATATTATTTTTTAAATTACCAAAAAACATGTGGGTGGTGTTGAAGACTTTTTTATTATATTTAAATTATATGCCTGAGATGATTGAAAAAATAAATGGTCAAAATATTTATAGTGCTGATATAGGAATTGATATTCGAATTACTAAAATTTTGAGAGAAATTTAATGTCTACGTTAAGCAGTATAGGAAATATATATTTTGTTTATCAGTTTATAAAAAAATTGGTAACTCCGTTTACGGAAACCGAAGCATATAAATTGGGTATAATTGATGAAAAAGGTAAAGTATTGAGGAAAAGGTCTACACTCAATAAAATCGCAGAAAGAGAAGCATATACTCTATCGGATACTCTTATTTTCAATTTAAAGAAGATTCTAGCAAAAGTTCCAGGTGGTAGTACAAAATTTGCAACTTTTGCTGCCGCATTATTTTTGATCAAGGAAAATAAAAATATAAACCATTACCTTGATCATTCTTTTTTGACTGATGAATTTATTAAATTTTTACAAGAGTGTAAAAATAATCCGAATGATGTTGACTTATTAATTGAAGAATATGACTCTAAAGAAAAATTTTTAAAAGAAGAATCATTATCAGTCGGAGGAGGAGGAATAGCAGGATTGGGTGTTGAAAATCCTAATCTACCGAATCAGGCCGAACCTCCTATGAAGAAAAAGAGGAAAAAATTTGCAGGAGCTACAGTTTTTGAAGTTGATTCTGATCGTTATATGAGAGCAAGATTGGGAAAGAAAAAATATGTTAAATATGAAAAATATGTGGGCAATGATGAAGTTGGGGAAGAAATTAGACTTTTTGCCAGAGAAAATCCCAATGAGGCTATAATTTTACAAGATAATTCATCTGGTTACATGATGTATTTAAGGTATCAAAAAAAATGATTGATGATATAATAAATAAAATCGAAAATTTAGAATTTGATGATGATTTTTTTAATGACAACGAATTGCTGCTAAATGCTTTAGGATTAGCATTGGGACCTTCGGGTTTGGTGTTAATTACTGCAATAAAAAAAGCAAATCAATTGAATTCAATAACTTCTGTTTTGGTAAATACCATAAAAAAAGCATGTGATGATTCAAATATAAATTTAGATAATAAATTTTTTAAAGATAATTTAAAATATATGCTAACAGATGATATTGAAAAAGAAATTTTAAGCAAAATATCAAAATCAAAAAATATTGATTTAATAGAAATTCCAACTGATGAAAGGTGGGCATAATGGCAATTTTTAAAGAGAATATAGATGTAGTAAATCCAGAAGGTTCTGATGCCGATCAATCTAGAAGATCGGATATTACATTTTATGGATTTTTGTCAACTGATGAATCATTAAATGAGGCATTCACCGGTATATCTGATACAAATTACACAGATGCTGATAATACACCTGGAACAGCATTAAATGATGCTGTATTTGGTGGTAAATTTACTGAAGCAACAACTCCTACATATACAGTAGAGATCGATAGTCAGGGTACGCCGGATACTTTTAAATGGTCTAAGGATAATTTTGCGACCACTGAAGCTGCGACAGTGGCAATTACAGGTTCTGCTCAAACATTAGATAATGGTGTTACGATTACTTTTGGCACAACTTCTGGACACGGTTTAGGTGATCAATGGGATATGACAATTGTAAACACCACATCTCAATCACATGAAATGGCTAAAATATCATCATATCATGAAGATACATCAACTGATCATAAATCAAGATTATTATTATCAGTTAATAGTGATGGATATCCTTCTGCTCCAATTTTCACAGGAACAGGTTTGAATGATGCTACATTCGGAGGAAGGTATGATGCAAATAATAAAATTATAGAACAGCAGAATTATTATGTAAAAATTGATGGAACTGGAACTCCAGATACATTTTCTTGGTCTAAGGATAATTTTGATACTACAGAAGCTACAGGTGTTCAGATGAACGGGACTACACAAACACTTGATAATGGTGTTACGGTCACATTTGGTGCCACAACAGGTCATACACTTAACGATGTTTGGTGGTCAAGAGTATATGAGCCTGCATTGATGGTTTTTTCAAACAATTTAATTAAACTTGCTGGTGATACTGTTTTATCTGGTGGATCTATTACATCATTCAAAGTATATGATGCAAATGGCACTCTATTGAATACCGCATGATAATATGGATACCACATTGGATTTAAATAAATTGAAATTAAAAAAATTTGCTTATACTATGATGTTAAAAAACAAAATTAGAGATGTCAAACCGATTTATGAATATGGATACAAATTGAATTTGACCGATGAAAATATAACTATGATTTTAACAGAAATAGGTTTTTAATTTTTTATATTGACATCATTTTGGCATCATGATAAACTGAGAGTTAAATCAATTAACTTTTAAAGGGTTTATTATGTCTATTTTTGTTGATGTGAAGTTTTTGACTATGCTATCCAACCGTCTTTTGCTATTCAAGCAAAAGCAAGAATTCCTTTGGAATTTTCGATGCCCTATTTGTGGTGATTCTCAAAAAAAACTTACCAAAGCAAGAGGATATGTTCATAGAAAGAAGAATGATCTTTTTTACAAATGTCACAATTGTGGAATAGGACTTACTTTTTCCAACTTTCTTAAAAAAATCGATGTAAATCTTCATGCTGAATATGTCATGGAACGATATAAAAATGGCGAAAATGGTCACAGTAATTATAAAAAACCAACTTTTAAGTTTGATCATCCTATTTTCAAAAAACTCAAAAAAATAGATATAGGATTACCTTGTGTGGATGAATTGGGAGATGAACATATTTGTAAACAATATGTTCTTTCTAGAAACATTGATTTGAAAAAACATAAATATCTTTACTTTGCTGAAAATTTTAAATCATGGGTTGAGAGTTTAAATCTTGACAATTCATATGAACTTATCAATAATGAACCTAGATTAGTAATACCTTTCTTTAATGAAAAAGGTGTTTTAATTGCAGCACAAGGTAGATCACTGGATAATAAGTCTAAACTTAGGTATATTACAGTAAAAATCATTGAAGATGCGCCTAAGATATTTGGATTAAACACAATAGATCAAACTAAAACTGTCTACGTCTTGGAAGGACCTATTGATTCTTTATTTGTTGAAAATAGTATTGCAGTAGCGGGTGCAGATTTATCAACAAGTATTAAATTTTTAACTGACACTGATTTAGTTTTTGTCTATGATAATGAAAGAAGAAATAAAGAAATCATTAAAAAAATGGAAAAAAATATTAGTCAAGGACAAAAAATAGTCATCTGGCCTAATAATATTTCACATAAAGATATTAATGATATGGTATTAAATAATATTGATGTGATGAAGATTTTAAAAGAAAATACTTATGATAGCCTTCAGGCAAAAATGAAACTTGTAATGTTTAAGGTTTAACATGCTAAAAATTTTAATAATGGGTTTACCAGGTTCTGGTAAAACAACATTGGTTGAAGAATTAAAAAAACATCTCTCTTTCGATCATTTTAATGCTGATGAAATTAGAAAAAAATATGATGATTGGGATTTTTCTAATGAAGGTAGAGTGAGACAGGCGATAAGAATGTCTACACTTTCGAATGAATCCGTTAATTCGAACAAAATAGCAATTTGTGATTTTGTTTGTCCTACCGAAGATTTGAGAACCGTCTTTAAAGGAGATTTAATTGTTTGGGTTAACACTATTCAATCTGGACGTTTTGAGGACACAAATAAACTATTTGAAGCACCTAAAAATCCGGATTATGTTGTTAGTCAACAAAAATGTGAGGTAGAAGCTCCAAAATTGACATCTTTTATCATGAAAAAAATTAAAGAAAAGAAATATCCTAATAAATGGAATAATCAACATCCTACGGTACAGATGTTAGGCAGATGGCAACCTTGGCATAAGGGTCATAGATGGTTATTTGAACAAGCATTAGAAAAAACTGGACAAGTTAATATTATGATTCGTGATGTTTCAGGTGTTGGAGAAAATGTTTTTGATTTTTCTGCTGCCAAAAAGATGATACATGAAGATTTGAAAAATGATTTTAAAGGAAAATATCTAATCACTGAAGTGCCGAATATAGTTGACATTTCTTATGGACGTGGTGTTGGATATTCATTTACAGAACATGTTCCTCCAAAAGAAATACATGATATTTCCGCAACAAAAATTCGTAAAGATATGGGAGTTAATAAATGAGTGTATTGGGTGAAAAAAGCGTACATAAACATGGATTTGTTAAGCTATTAGAAGTTATGGGTTCTGATCAAACAATCGAAGAATCTGCTAGAATTAGTTATGGTGAAGGAACTAGAAAAACTAGTGAGATTAGAAATTTGATACGCTATTTGATGAGAAATAAACATACATCTCCTTTTGAGATGGCTGAGGTTCGATTTCATTTGAAAATGCCTATTTTTGTCATGAGACAGATGGTGCGCCACAGAACCGCAAATATCAACGAATATTCTGGAAGATATTCTATCATGAGTGATGATTTTTATTTACCTTCAGAATCGTCAGTTAATGAACAGTCGCCTTTTAACAATCAGGGAAGAGGTGATGAGGTGAATGATTTTAATAAAAATCTTGTATTAGGATCCATGTCTGCTGTGAATGATATGGCGCATCATACTTATAAAAGAATTGTAGATCCTCAACCAACCGATGGTTTTGACGAAAATTTTAAAGGAGTTGCTAGAGAACTTGCGAGAACTATTTTACCTGTTTCAAATTATACCGAAGTTATTTGGAAATCAGATTTGCATAATTTTTTACATATGATAAAATTGAGAACTGATAATCATGCTCAGGAGGAAATTCGTGATTTTGCGAATGCTATGTATGAATTGGTAAAACCTCATTTTCCTTTGTCATGTGAAGCATTTGAGGATTATGTTTTAAATTCTGTAACATTTAGTGGTGCGGAGATGAAATTTTTGAGAGAATGGATTATTGGAGATTTTTCTCAAAAAGAATCTTGGGAAGATTACATAATCGATGGTTATTATGATAAATTAACCCAAGATAAAACCCTAGAAGAGCCTAAAGCAACACTAAAAAATGCAGAAAAAATATTATGCGAAGAATTTGGAATTTCCAAAAGAGAATTAAAAGAATTTAAGAATAAAATTTCAGATTTATAAATAAAAAGTCACTAAAAATTTATTATTGTTAAGGAGTTAAAACAATGCCATTACCGACCGAATATCAGAGATTCATTCACTTATCCCGTTATGCTAGATGGAACTACACTTTAAATAGAAGAGAAACATGGGAAGAAACAGTTGAAAGATACTTTAAATTTTTTGCGGAACATTTGGATGAAAATCACAATTACAAATTAGAAAACGGAACAAGAACAGAGTTAGAGCAAGCTGTTAGAGAATTGAAGGTCATGCCTTCAATGAGATGTTTAATGACAGCAGGTGAAGCGTTAAAAAAAGAAAATGTTGCCGGATATAATTGCTCTTATGTAAAAGTTGATTCTCCACGTTCTTTTGATGAGATACTTTACGTTTTAATGAACGGAACTGGAGTTGGTTTTAGTGTTGAAAAAAATTATGTTGATAAACTCCCAGTTGTAGCAGAGGAATTTTTTCCTACTGATACCTGTATTGTAGTGGCAGACAGTAAATTAGGTTGGGCAAAGGCATTGAGGGAATTAATTTCACTTCTTTACGATGGATTAATTCCCCAGTGGGATGTGTCAAAGGTTCGTCCAGCAGGAACTCCTCTAAAAACATTTGGAGGAAGAGCATCTGGACCAGAACCTTTGCAAGACTTGTTCCGTTTTATTACGGAGATATTTAAAAATGCCGCAGGAAGAAAACTTAAATGCATCGAAGCACACGATATTGTATGTAAAATTGCTGAAATCGTGGTGGTTGGAGGTGTTAGGAGGTCTGCTCTTATTAGTCTTAGTGATCTTACAGATGAGCAAATGCGTCACGCTAAGTCAGGAAATTGGTGGGAACAAAATGCCCAAAGAGCTCTCGCAAACAACAGCGTTAGTTATAAAGAAAAACCAGACGTTGGAACTTTCATGCGAGAGTGGCTCGCCCTTTATGATTCAAAATCTGGAGAAAGGGGCATATATAATGCGATGTCTGCGATGAAACAAGTAGAATCTTTAAATGTTGACGAAGAACAAAGAAGAGAACCGAGACCTGATTTCGGAACCAACCCATGCTCGGAAATTATCCTTAGATCAAGAGAATTTTGCAATTTATCCGAGGTTGTTATTCGAAAGAGTGATAATTTAGAATCTTTGAAAACCAAAGTTAAAGTTGCAACAATTCTAGGAACGTTTCAATCAACATTGACAAATTACAAATATCTCAGTAAAGAATGGAAACGTAATTGTGATGAAGAGAGACTTTTGGGTGTTAGTTTGACTGGTATTATGGACAATGATCTTACAAATGGTAAAAAAGGCAAGAAAAAATTGACAGAGGCACTTGAAGAGTTGAGAGAAGTTGCCGTACAAACAAATAAAGAATGGGCGGAAAAATTAGGCATTAATCAATCTGCGGCAATTACTTGTGTGAAACCATCAGGCACAGTATCACAATTAGTTGATAGTGCATCTGGAATTCATGCAAGACACAATGATTATTACATCAGAACTGTTAGAGCAGACAATAAAGATCCTTTGTGTAAATTTATGAAAGATGCAGAATTTCCAAATGAACCAGATGTAATGAAACCACAGCATACAACAGTATTTTCATTCCCAATGAAGTCTCCTGAAGGGTGTGTTATGAGAAACGATATGACCGCCATTGAACAAATGGAATTGTGGTTGGCATATCAGACCCATTGGTGTGAACATAAACCTTCTGTAACTATTTCTGTCAAAGAAGATGAATGGCCAGAAGTAGGATCCTGGGTTTACAATCATTTTGATAGAATTTCAGGAATTTCTTTCTTACCATTCAGTGAGCATACATATCGACAGGCTCCTTATCAGGATTGTACTGAAGAAGAGTATTTAAATGCCTTGGATGCTATGCCTAAAAATGTTGATTGGTCAAAACTTGCAGATTTTGAGAAGGAGGATTTTACAGTTGGATCTCAGGAGTTGGCATGTAGTTCTTCATCTGGAGGTTGTGAAGTCGTAGATTTATAATTTTTTCATCAGGGTTTTTTCGGAAACCCTGATACATAAATATAATAGAATTTTAAAATTATATTGCCGCAATTATAAAGGAAAATATGGATTGGAAATCAATCGAACCGTTGTTCGTGACATCTATCATCGGTCTAGTTGGTTGGTCATTGGTCGAAATTTCTAATTTAAAAGTTTCTACAGCTAAAATTGAAACTGAACTTAACTATGTCAAAGAAAGTATAAAAACAATTGCAGGTGATATAAGACAAATAAAAATAGAATCTATTGGATCAATAGATACAAGGAATCAATATGTTCCTGTGTCAGAACCACCAAAACCAAATGTTATAAATACGTCCTATGAATGATGATGAAATTTTAGAAAAAACTATAGTATCTCTAGACGAACACACTCCAGAAACCGCAGAAAAAATAATACAAAAATGGAAATACAAAGTACACTCTTTTAAAGTAAACCATATTTTGTATTCACACATTGGTAAAAATCATCGAAATATTTTTTGTGATTATAAATTGTATGATATACCGAATACTATGTGTAAAGTTATCGAAAATTTGATAGATACTGGTGCTGATATGGTGACAATTAATATGAATAATAATATTAAATCAATGGAAGCAATATCACAATATGCAGAAGATATTAAATTATTAGGTGTAACTGTGTTAACAAGTTGGGACCATAATGATCCATACTTTATACATAAACAACAAATTGGTGATATGTATGAAAGAAGTTTATGGATGATGGAAAAATATGGTTTTTGGGGAATGATATGTTCAGCTAAAGATATTAAAATGTTTAAAAAAACAAAGTTAAAAAAAATTACACCAGGTATTAGATTTTCTCACGATATGCTAGGTGATCAAGTAAGAGTTACAACTCCTGAAAAAGCAATTAGAAATGGATCTGATTATTTAGTAATGGGTAGAAGTTTTTTTACAAATTTTGAAAATGTAAAGGAGGAAAATGATAAAGCATGAATTAGATTTTAGTGATGGTAATTATATTGTTGGACATTTTACATATCCTAAATGTCCTTCTTGTGATCAGGCAAAAGAATTATTGCGTGAAAAAAACATTCAATATATGTTCATTCAAGCAGATAAAAAATTATTCGGTAAGGTTATGGGAGTTACAAAATCAACATCAGTTCCTCAGATTTTCTTGAATGGTGAATATATTGGGGGTTATGATGATTTAGTCGAGCATTTTAGAGAAGATGGTTAAAAGTCCTTGTGTAAAAATTTGCAAACTAGACGAATTTCAAATTTGTTTGGGTTGTGGTAGAAGTTTAGATGAAATTAGAAATTGGACTAAATATGACGAAACCTATAAATCGGAGGTTTGTCGAAGATCATTCGACAGAATCTCAAAAAAAATTATTAACGGGGATGAGTGAAATTTTATTCATATTGACTGATGAAATGGAAAAAGTTGATCAGACAATAGATAGTATAAAAAGTAATCCAAAACCAGATATTGAATATATGACTATGCCTTTAAAGTTAAAATGTTATCGTGATGGTTTAAAATTTGCATTTAAAATTATAACAAAATATAAACAAATGGAAAGTTTAATGGACGATGGAAAATAGTATTAAAATAGATTGCTCTTATTGCGATGTTAGATATGAAATATTAATCGAAGAAGATGAAAGACCACAATACTGCTCTTTTTGCGGTGAAATGATTGACTTGAAAGAAGAAGAGGACGATAATTGGGATAATTAAAAAAAAATATATTGTTGGTATAGATTATTCTCTGACTAGTCCTGCGGTTACGGAGTTTTATGGAAATGATTGGGATTATAATAGGAGTTGTATTTCTCATAATATTCTTGCTAATAATGATCGGAGACGGGACCGGTGGTCCTCCATCACTCACTTGAATGTAGACATATATCCAGAATATTTTTCTGACATTGAGAGATATAACGGACTTTCTGATTGGGTTTATCATAAAATTATTAAACATAATCGTAGACCGATCATGGTATTTATTGAGGATTATGCATATTCGGCAACTGGAAAAGTTTTTCATATTGCTGAAAACATGGCAATTTTAAAAAATATGTTAGTTCAAACTGGAATTAAATACACGATGATTTCTCCGACCGCAATAAAAAAATTTGCAACAGGAAAAGGGAATGCTAATAAAGAAAAAATGTATGAATCTTTTAAAAATGAAACTGGAAGAGATTTGGAAAAAGAATTTGAATTAAGATGTGATAAAAATCCTATATCAGATATAGTAGATTCATATTGGTTATGTAAATATGGCTTCGAAAATTTTATAAAGGAATTATAATCAATGGCAACTATACCTGAAGAATATTCTGATTTTGATTTTGGTTTTTCGGCAGTAGATGATGAAGAGTATAAGGCAAAAACTGCTGAAGTTGAACAAAGAATAGTAGAAATTGAAACAAAATCAGAAAGCTTAGTAAATTTAGAGAAGAAAATTGATGCTGCAATAAACGAATTAAGTTATAAAAAAGAATATTTGGAAGAAAAATATCGTGAAGACATGCAAGAAATAGAAAAATTAATTTTACCTTTATTGTATAATTTGATGAAAAATCCCGAAAAAGATTATATATATTGGCCAAATCGTGAATCTATTATCACCAAGCAAATTGAGAAGATAAAAGACATTACTGGAGATTTAAACTAATGTCAATTTCAATAATTCTAGTTTCAATGTCAATGACATTCTTATGAAAAATGCCAACATCAGAACTTACTTTTGAATCATCAAATTATGATTGGAATATTAGATCAATTGATGAAACCGTTGGCAGTGAAACGGATTCTGGTCAATTAGCGATATTCAATGGGACAGATAAAATATGGGGCTTGACACAGCACGGTTATGTTCTGAAAAAAAATAATCCAGCATTTAATGTTTACGGTAATTCTGGAGATCGTAATCAATTCATACAATTTACAACAGCAAGATTTGATAACACTAATTCCTTTGATTTGTCAACTGGAAAATTTAATGTTCCAATTCAAGGATTGTATCATTTTTCTTTTGAAATTAATTTTGCCTTAACTCCGTCAACATTTAATAGACCATTATTTAATATTAATGGAACTACTTCTGCAGAATTTGGAGATTCATTTGTGCAAGAGAATTCTAATGCAAGATCTTCAGGTTTGGCTATGACTTTTAAGTTGGAAGTTGGTGATACAGTAGGAATTTATATTCTAGGTGGAAATAGGGTAAATTCAACTGATCGTGGAGCATTTTCTGGATTTTTTATAGGATAGTTTATGGCAACTGAATCTCTAAGATTTAAATCAACCAATCAAACATGGACCTTAAAAGCAGAGGATGCGGGATATACTGGATATCCTAATAGTGGACAATTTTCTATCTATAATGGTGCTAATAAGTTGTGGGGATTGAATGAGAGTGGGTGGATTCAGAATCCAACTGTAATTTTATTTTCCAGCTATGGAAATTCAGGTGGCACATCATTTAATTCAGCGACCGTTGTACCATACAATCAAATCGTGGATAATGTTGGCGGACATTATGACCCTACAACGTATACATTTACAGCACCTATAGATGGTAAATATTTTTTTAGCGCAAGTTTTTTAGAATTTCCAAGTGCATCAACAGGTTTTGTTACGTTTTGGTGTTCAAAGAATGGAGCGGGTTATAATTCTAGTTATCCTATGTCGAGAGGAACTTTGACTTCTCAACAGACATTAGGATGGCATGGTCACGTATCGTTGTCGGCAGGAGATTATATACAAGCAAAAATTGAAGGAACGGGAACTTATTATACAAGTGGCGGTCATGCACATTTTTCAGGTCATTTAATAGGATAAAATTATGGCATACAATGAACACGTAATAGATCATTTCAATAACCCCAGAAATGTGGGATCACTAAATAAAGATGCTGACGATGTTGGAACAGGATTAGTTGGCGCACCCGAATGTGGGGATGTTATGAAACTTCAAATTAGAGTTGAAGATAACAGAATTGTTGATGCAAAGTTCAAGACATTTGGATGTGGATCTGCTATTGCATCTTCCTCATTGGCGACTGAGTGGGTTAAAAACAAAACCATAGATGAAGCTATGGCAATTCAAAATACTGAGATAGTAGAAGAATTATCGTTACCTCCAGTCAAAATTCATTGTTCTGTTTTGGCAGAGGATGCCATAAAAGCAGCTATTAATAATTATAAAGAAAAGCAACTGAAAGGTGGTTAAAGAATATGTTGGTATATTTGATGACAATGATTAAAAGTTTTTTCGGTAATGATTCGGAAACACAATCCGAAAAACAACCTGAGAAACAACCCGAAACAGTAAAAAATAAATATTCTAAAGAAGTTTTGTCTTCTTTGACAAAACCCGAATTATTAAAAATGGCGGAAAACGAATTTAATTCAAAACTTTCTTCTAGGCTGAAAAAAGGTGATATTGTTGAAGAGATTTTGAAAATCCAAAAATGATTTATGTTGTAAAAATTGGATACAAAACTGTTTATAAGACTAATAAATGGGAAGATGCTCTAAAAGCAGTTAAAGAAGTATTCAAAAGAGGCCATGATGATGTATATTTGTTAGGAGGGAAAATTGGATATTGGAGGTAAAAATTTTACAATATCTACTACAGAAAAAGCAAGAAATATATTTTCTCAGGCAGATGAAAAATTTATACGAGTTGGAGCAAATCCGGGAGGATGTTCAGGATGGAGATGGACGCTTGAGTCGACCAATGACCTCAAACTCACTGATGTTACTTTTGAAAACGGAAAAATAATTATTGATAAAGATCTATTGACAAATGTGATTGGATCTATTACAATAGATTATAAAGATGATAACTTGATTGAGCAGGGTTTTGTATTTATTACAAATTCTGGTCAATGCGGATGTGGGGAATCATTTCAACCTATAAATTCCTCTTATAGAGGTTAAAAATTCTGACAAGATATTAGGTTTTGCGGCAACAAAACTTTTACATATAATTATAGCAATTAAGCTTATTATGTAAGGGATATCAAGCTGACATTGCCGAGTCAGGAGTCCAGTATGTGACTTTCAGAATACAGAATTTGCTTGTTGACTTGTGAAGATATTTTCTAACACGCAGGTTCGATTCCTGCCACCTCCACTGAGAGCATTAAGGTGCTTTGAGTGGGGGTGTAAAGGTATTCGATTAGTTAAAAAAATAACAATGAGAGCAAATCGGGTAGTGACCAACACTAAATAAAGTAGACGCAGATAACTCTGACTACTCTCCAACTCAAGTAGCAATAGCCGCTTGATGTTGATGGGTTTGGGAGTACCTTGAAACAGAAACTCCCATTTTTCAAAAAAAAATTTAGAGAGCATATGTTTGAAACCAAAGATATTATTTTCATTCATCTTCCGAAAACAGGCGGAACATTTGTGCATAAATTTATTGAAGATCAATGCGCAAAAAATCCGGATTTCATAAAAACTTATTTTAAAAATCCTGGACATGGATATAAACATGCTACAATTAATCTTGAAGAAAAAAAAATTCGCAAAAAACATGTTTTAGGTACTGTTAGAAATCCTTTTGATCATTATGTTTCATGGTATTCCTGGTCTTTTCGGTCTGGAAATATTATGGCAGTTAAAAAGGATAAACTATTTGAAGAATGGAGAGAATTTAGAAATAAATTCAAAAACCCGAAAGATACTGAAGGATTTAGATATTGGCTGAAAATGATATTGACAAAGTATTTTATCAATTCACCTATACCGAGCAACCGAAATTCAAAAAATAATCCTAGAAGTTATCTGGAAGATGATATTGGACATTCAACATGGCTTTTTTTAAAAATGTATTATCAGTCGGATTTATCATATTTAAAAAACCCAGAATTAAATCTAATAGTAGATTCTTATATAAGAACTGAACATTTGTATGAAGATTTGATAAAACATTTTAGATTTTTAAAAGAAGATTTTGATAATTTTAAAATAAAAAAAATTAATTCTTCAAATAGATTAGATAACTATAGGGATTATTATGATGATGAATTGATTGAATTGGTCTATCATAAAGATAAATATCTTTTTGATAAATTTAATTATGCTTTTTAATTTCACACACTACTAACACACAACACACATAGGAGACAAATTTATGGACTTTTTATCATATTGTAAACATTCAGAGTTAAAAACATATTTTAAAAATGAATATCGTGATGATTGGCAATACGCATATTCTAATTATATAAATGAAGTAACTGATTCAAGAAAAAATATCTTCAAAACACTTATTTCATCATTTTTAAACGTGAGCAGGAGTAATTGATATGAATAGTGTTAATAAAAATCCATTTGAAATTCGATTAGAGACATTAAAAATGGCCAAGGAAATGTTAGATCGCCAATATGATGTAGCAGTTGATGCAACCATGCAATCTATGGAATTATGGAAAACTGCAGGTAAGAATCAACAGCAATTTTTATCAGAATATGTTCCAAAAATGTATCAACCGGAGGAAGTTGTAAAAACTGCTAATGAATTTTATTCTTTTATAACTGAAAAAAAATAAAATTTAATGATTTTTATCGCTGCACCGTTCGGAAACTATTTAAAAATTAAAAATTTTAAATCTGTTTCAGGATCTTTTACTTTACATCCTAGAACAGGTAGGTTGATTCAAATTATAAAAACTCTTAGATATAAAAATGGTTGTTGGTATAATGCTATAGGACTTAGAAATCCAGGCATAGCTGCTGGACTTGTTAAACATGATACTTCTGACATAATGAGTCTAGCAGCAATACAACCTGATGATTGGAAAAAATTATCAGAGATTGTTCCCGAAAATCAAAGTTTAGAATTAAATTTATCATGTCCAAATATTGAAAAATTTAATTCTTACTTTTCTGGAATAGAAAATTTCATTAATGATAAGAGAGAATTTTTAATAGCCAAAGTTTCGCCTCAAATTAATCAAATCCAATTAAAATATTTAATAGAGTTAGGTTTTAAAATTATTCATGCATCTAACACTTTTCCTACAGAATTTGGAGGACAGAGTGGTAATATATTAATACCCTATACGATTCGAATTATACATGATATTCGAAAAAACTTTTCTCCGGATATCCAAATAATTGCGGGTGGTGGTATACAGAGTAAAAAAGATGTTGATAAATACTTAGGCGAAGGTGCCGATCATGTATCGATTGGAACTTTATGTTTTCACCCTATCAAACTATTTAATTTTTTACGAGAAATTACATAATAACACACACATCACAGGAGAAGAGATGAGAAATTCAAGTTGGGATCAATTTCATTATTGGACAACGTATGGTAAAAATCCATTGGCCAAATATTATGCGACAGAATATAAATTTTTAGGTGATGCTGAAGCGGCATTATTAGTTGGTATGAATATTCCTAAAACTTTTTATGAACGTATGATTGATGTTATTGATTCAATTGTAGAGTTTTTTACAAAAGATCGTGACAAAATTGCATATGAGAAATATCTATCTGAATCTGTTGATCATGTAGATCTGGAGTATAGAATGAGAAAATGGGAAAGAGGATATAAGCAAAATACTCCCTATATTTAATATAATGTTAAGGAAAAACTATGAATAAAAATAAAAGATATAACAATAGTAAACAAAAAAGAACTAGCATTGGAAAACATATTAGAAAAACTAAACCCAGAAACAAAAATAAAAGAAGAAATTGGAAAAATTATAGAGGTCAAGGTAAATAAGATACAAAAAATTCAATAGAAATAAATAGGTTAAGATATTTTTTTAAATTTTTTTTTTGAAAGGAGTCAAATATTAATTTAAATTTTTCAACCTTAACCTTTTCTATTGGAATTTATGGCTAAAAGAAAAAGACAAAATTATATTTACACTGAGCAAGAAAATCATGATTTTCCCCTAAAACTTCACAAATCTTCAAATCTCGATAACATCACTAGATTGGATAATTTTAATCTTAAAAAAATAGAACCAAAAACTATAAATCAAAAAATAGTTTTTGATTCATATGAAAAAGGTAAAAATTTATTACTTCACGGTTCTGCAGGAACAGGTAAGACATTTATTTCTATCTACCTATCTCTTGAGCAAATAATTGATAAAAAAGATTTCAAAAAAATTGCCATAATCAGAAGTGTTGTGCCGACTAGAGATGTTGGTTTTTTACCTGGAGATTTAGAAAAAAAGATTGAAGTTTATGAATTACCTTATAAGCAAATAATAAACGATTTATTTCATCGTGGGGATGCTTATGAGATAATGAAAAAAAAGAAGAAATTAGATTTTTTATCAACATCTTTTATTAGAGGAGTCACTTTTGAAGATGCCATACTAATAGTCGATGAAATACAAAATATGAATTTTGGTGAATTGGACACAATAATGACTAGAATGGGAGAAAACTGTAGAATCATCTTTTGCGGTGATTTTAGACAATCCGATCTAAAAAAATCGGAGGAAAGACAAGGTATTCATAATTTTATGGAGATTCTGAGTGGTATGAAAAGATTTCAATATGTTCAATTTGAGCAAAATGATATTGTTCGTTCTCCCATTGTAAAAGATTATATAATAAATAAGGAAAATTTAAATATTTTTTAATAATAAATAATGGTGGGGATATACCCCACCTATTTGGAGAAAACAATGAAAACAGGTATTAAAGAAACAAAAGAATTATTGAGATTTGTTTTTAGTCTAGCAAATGCGGTAAAAGAGAGCTTGAGTGATGGTGATCTATCATTATGGGACGCAAAAAAATTCATAGAACCATTAACTTTGCTGGTTGATGCATTAGATAATATTGATCAAATTTTACCAGAATTACAAGATTTGGATGAAGATGAAATATCAGAATTGGTTACTTTTATGATGACAGAATTAGGAGTAAAAATTAAAATACCTGAAATACCTAATCCTCCTGCAGAGTTGGAAGTAGCAAGAGAACATATAACTCAAGCTTTGGATACTGGTAAATCAATTTTACAATTAGTTAATTTAGTAAAAGGATAAGAAATGTGCAATAATCCAGAATGTAAAAATCCAGATTGTAAATGTGAAAATTGTCAATGCACAGAAACAAATCCTTGTAGTTGCTGTGCATAAATGAAAAAAATTTTATTGTTAATTTTAATATTATTTTTACACAATTTTGCGTTTTCTGTTGATATAGAAACTACAAATATAAAAGAATTGAATAATATATTCAACAATAAAAATTGTGATTTAATTTTAATCGATTATTTTGTCACTTGTTATGATTATGATCGAAAAAGTCCTTCAGCAGTATATACGAAGATAGAAGGAAAAAAGGTGTCAAAAGATGGTATAAAGAAAAGACCAAGTTTTTATACTGATAAAAGAATACCTAAAGGTTTTGAGTCATCAACAAGTGACTATAGAAATTCAGGATATGATAGAGGTCATTTTGGTGCATCAGATGCATCATTTGATTGGGACGAAAATGCGCTGAATAGTACATATAAAATGTCCAATATTGTACCACAAACACCGAAGACAAATAGATACAAATATATTTCTCTTGAAAAATATGAGAGAGAAATGGCAGAAAAATTTGGTAGTTTGGAAACAATTAGTTTAGCGTTCTGGGATAATGATCCTGAAACAATAGGAAAAAATAATATACAAGTTCCTAGTTCATTTGCGAAGATATTCGTATCAAATACTGGGTACAGGGAATGTTTTTTTATCTGGAATGACGAGGAATATGATAATATAAATGGTAAAGATCCGAAATTTTATGAAAAAAATTGTGATGATATAATCAAAATGTTTAATAAAAATATTGGAAAAAAAATAGTATTTAATAGTGCCAATAAAATAGAGTTATCAAATCTTTTAAAATTATATAAGAAAACTGATTTAAACCAAGAACAGTTAAATTCGATTAAAATAATTTTAAAATCATTACAATAAAGAGAAAAATTGGGTGGTACAGAATTTATGAATAAGAGATATTATCCTATAGGATAAACTATAATGTTTTACAACAAAAAAAGATTAGGCGATGGTAAGATTAACACTCCAGAGGAGTTGATAGAAGTGGATAATGAAAGAGTATGGGATCATGATCCGATTGAGGCATTAAAATATGAAAGTCTAGAAAGAAGAAAAATTTTAAATTGGATTGCAAGAATGATACTATCTTTAGTCATTTTTGGAACTTTTATATTTTTCTTTTGGTTATTATTTTATGCAGAATTACCTCAAGGTTCTAGGGATTTGGTCAACATCATGATTGGAGCATTTGTTGCTACGGTGGCAAAGACTGGAGATTATTGGTTCAAATCAGATGATAATGAATCGAAAGAAAATGCGGAAATGTACAGAAGAAGAAAATTAAAAAAAGAGGAATCAGATTGATGGCTATCGAAAAAGAATATCTGACAACTTATGGATGGACTGCAAAAAATGCTTATTTTAAAATAGATAATTTTAAAAAAATAGAAGAATTTGATGATTTATATGAGATGACTTTTTTTATTTACATGAATAAAAAGAATAGAGAAGAAAATCCTGATGTTCCGTTAACTAGAAATAAATTAAGATTTACGGTAGATGAGAATCTATTTGATAATACTATTTCGGAAATAGATAACTTAAAAAAACAAGGCTATGAATTTTTAAAAAAAATGACTAGAAGTTTTCAAAAATATTCAGTAGATGTATAAGGATTTCTTATGTTTAAAATGTCCAGTTTAATAAGGAGATTTATAGGATCTGAAAAAGATTCGTCTCATCTTAGTATCAACCAGTGAAGAAAAAAATTCTTCACTGGTAATTGAAAAAAATTATACTATGGATGTTGTGACAACAGAATATGGAAAAATAATAATTTATAAAAAAAGACTTGACAAACATGAAAAAAATGATAAAATAATAAATGTCTGAGCAAAATAGTTTGCTTTTTTTTAATTTTTAAAATATAGAGTCGATATGGCAAAATGTGTTAGAGTAAATGTAGTCAATAAATCTGGAAATAATTTTAAAACCCTTCAGAAATTCAAAAACAGAGTGAATGATGAGGGTATTTTATCTGAACTGAAAAAGCGTGAGTTTTTTATCAAACCTTCTTTGAAAAAAAAATTAAAACGTGAAAATGCAGAAAGACAAAGAGTGAAAGACTTGCATCGTGAAATTAAAAACCTTGAGAAAAATTCTGACGAGATTTTCTTTTAATAAATAATGAGATGAAAACGTTAAGAGGCTTTTTATCGGAAGCGAAAAAAACATCTACCGTGACCTTTATGATAGGTCCTCCAGGAGTTGGTAAATCTACCTATGTTTCTAGAGAAGGCCTCAAAAACGTTTTATCAAGGGATGATATTGTAATGGATCATGGACATAAAATTGGACTAAAAAATTACAATCTCATTTTTTCGAAAGTTGATCAAAATTTAATTAATAAAGAGTTAAATAATAAATTCAAAAAATTTATCAATCGAGGAGAAAGTTTTGTCATAGATATGACCTTGATGAATAGAAAATCCAGGTCAAAATTTTTATCACAAATTCCAAAACATTACAAAAAAATTGCTATAGCTTTCGAAACTAACTTAGATACATTAAAAAAAAGAAATTTATTGAGAGCAGAACAAGGTAAAAACTTGCCCATTTCAATAATTAGTGACATGTTATCTAAATATGAGCCTCCCAGTGAAACTGAAGGTTTTGATGATATTGAAATAAAAAAAATAAATTGAATTATGTTATATGATGAAGCCCTAAAAATTGTCGAATCATCGACATCTTTTCAAGTCAAATATGATGTAGTGAATGGCTCAAAAGTTGCCATGTTTGGATATAGGTTAGCAGATTTCAATGATTTTTATGATAATAATGCATTTGAAATGAGAGGATTGACCTATGTTCAAGATAAAAATGGAATTTGGTCAAACCCTTATTTACATTTACATAAATTTTTTAATTTAAATCAGACCACTAATTATATGATGTCTGATATTAAGAATAAAAAATTAATATCGGTATATGATAAATTAGATGGATCTATGATTAGATTTATACCTATAAATGGCAAAGTTTTTGCTAAAACTAAAATGTCATTTACATCTGCTCAAGCTATCTCCGCTCAAGCAATATATGAAACAAATGAAAATATTAAAACTTTTGTAAATTATGCTCTTAAAAATAATTTAGCGCCTATTTTTGAATATGTATCACAATTTAATAGAATTGTTGTAGGTTATACATTCTCTGATTTAGTTTTGATAGCAGTTAGAAATAATGAAACTGGTGAATATTTAAATATCGCAAATTTTGCTGATAAATGGAAAATCAGATCTGTAAAAACTTTGAACATTTCATTCGATGAAATAATAAATTCAATAGATAGCTTAAAGAATATTGAAGGATATGTTTTGCATTTTGATGATAATCAGATGGTAAAAATAAAAACATCTTGGTATCTTGAAAAACATAGATTGCTCACGGTAGATATTTCATCAACTGATTTTTTAATAAAATGTGTTATTGAAAATAAAATTGATGATGTTTATTCATCAATACCTGTAGAAAATAGTGAGGTGAGAAATTATATTGTAGAACTGACGAAAAAAATATCGAGCTATGTTAATATAAAAACGAAAAAAATTGAAAATATATTAAAAGAATACGATGGTGATAGAAAGAAATTTGCTCAAAAACATAATCAGGATCAAGATTTTCATTTAATAATGCAGTCAATCAACGATAATGTTACTAACAAAGTAAAAGAAAATATTTTAAGAAAAACTAATACTTTAAGCAAAGCAAAAGAATTTCTGGATAATATATGATTACAATTAAAGAAATACTCAATTCAAAAAAACCTAAAATTTATTGCGACATGGACGGTGTTGTTGCTGATTTTGAGGGTCAGGTAAAAAAAATTTATGGTCCAGATAAAAAGGTTGAGGATGTATTGCCTTTTCGTAACTTACCTGGTGATTGGTTTTTAAATCTTCCTAAAGTAAAAGATGCTGATTTATTAATGAGAGAATTGAAAAAATATGATGTTCAAATGCTAACAGGTATGCCTGGAAAGAAAGCAATGCCTTATGCATCAGATCATAAAAAACAATGGATGAAAAAGAATTATGGATTGTCTGCAGATAGGGTTATAACAGTTTTTACAAGTGATAAACCTAAATATGCAGTATCAAATGGAATATCAAATGTTTTAATTGATGATACATTAGAAAATATACAAAAATGGGAATCAAGGGGCGGAATAGGTATATTACACAAATCAGCAACTGATACTATCAATAAGTTGAATGATATATTAAAACAAGAAGTTTCTGAAAATGTTGAGATAAAAAACGGAAAAGTAAATGGTTATTTTGCAATAGAATTAGATCAAAAAAGTCAAAACTTATTAAAAAAACATGCTATTTTCCCTATTGTAGTATCGCATCATGTTACAATTGCCTATAAACCGAATGAATATGATGCTAAAAATTTAGAAAGAAAATTAAACGATACTTTTGAAATAAGCACTAAAGAGTTAATGCATAATGATAATATACAAGCTATATCTGTAGAAATAAAAAATTTGAAAAGAGTTGATCCTGGAATTGCACATGTAACAATTTCACATACAGATAAGGCAAAACCTGTCGATAGCAATATAATGATGAATAATCCAAACAATTCAAAAAAAATAATTATGAAATTAAATGGTAAATTAAAATTTTACAAATTTAAATAATCAATATAAATACTTTTATGATTACTTTTATACAGTTTTTAGAATTAATAGAAAAAGATATGTCTCATTGTAATTGTGATTCTCCTAAAGGTTTTTCATGCGTGGCATCTTGTAAAGCAAGAGGTAAAGTTGAAAGGAGTGGTGGTAAATATGATGGTAAAAAAATAAAATCAAAAAAATATGGTGGACCAGCATGACAACACTTAATCAATTATTTCAAGAATTAAATGAAGTCAAAGTTGAGAATAAAAAGGCACATAAAAAAAGAGTTGAGAAATATAATTTAATAGAAACACCAAACGAATTAAATGTTGAAAAAGAAATTGATAATATTTTTTCTCAAATTAATGTTTTAAAAGATCAAGTTAAAGAGCGTGAGAATGAACAAATAATAAAAAAAGAAAAAGAAAATAAATTATTAGGTGACTTAGAAGAATTACTGGTTAAAGAAGTTGAACAAAAAAATGAGCAGAAGCCTGAACAAAAAACTGAAAATGTGATTGAGGAGATATCTGAAGAATTGCCGGTTGAAGAAGTTGAACAAAAAACTGAAGAAAAAAGTAAAGAAATTTTGATTGATGAGAATAAACCGAAGTTAGAAATAATTAATCAGTATACAAATCACATAACTCAGGAAGAGAATAAGAAAGATAAAAATGTTTTACATGAGCGGACTAATTATGATATTTTAAATCGTGAAATTGAATTACTGAAAAAAAGAATATCTTCATTGTCTACACAATTAGTAACTAATTCTACTCAATATTTAGGAAAATCACATGGAGATGGAGGAGGAGGAGAACTTAATCTAGTTAATCCTATTAAAATTTATGAAGATTTTAATATATCGGGATATGGTAGTAACGATGTTTTTTTATGTTTCACGCACAATAATGATATCAATATTTATTTGCCTAATTCTGATCAGAATTATGGTATGAAAGTGCATGTGAAAAAAATGCACAGAGATCATCAATTATATATAAGAGGATATAATGATAATCAACTAATAGATGAGAAAGAATTCATAACAGTAACTACCGTATACCTGAATTACACTATGGTATGTGATGGAAAAGATTGGTATATAGTAGGAGTATCTGGTAGTGTTCCATATATTCATGATCAATCTACATCAGCAATTACCTGGACTATTAATCACAATTTAGACACTCGACCAGTAAATATTGTTGTCACTGATAGAAATTATAATTTAATCTTAATTGAAGATGTCTATTATGTAAGTTCAGACACCATTGAGATTACATTTCCATCTGCACAGGATGGGTGGGCAACGGTAACTGTTTAGAATTTAATATACAACGTAAGGAATCAAAAAAAATGTCAAACTCTTTCAAAATTATTATAATGAGTTTGATGATGTCATATATTACAATGACAAATATAATATTTGCAGATACACTGGAAAATAATCCATTCGAAAGACAGTCTAGAGTGTATTATACTGAAACAATTCAATCACCTCAACAACAGGTGGAATCTGATCCGACCGATAGAGCTGTTGGAATTTTATTGGATCATGGAATTACTGGTTTGGTATTGTTGATATTAGGATGGTGGTATTATAAAAGACAACAGCAGTGGGATGAAGAATCTGCAAGTATGAGAAAAGAACTGATGGATTATGTAAAGGCAGATCAGCAATCAGATTATGAGATGATGGCTAAAATTGAAACGCACAAAAATGAATTAAAGAATGAGATGCACGATCTTAATCAAAAATTACATGAATTGAAAGAAGAGGTTTTATATAGAACTTTTGATCGTAGAAAAGTTCCAAGAGATAACGATTGATTGTTGACAAAATGTTAGGTATTTGATATATTATAAAAAATGCAGCATTAATTCATGCTGCATTAGTTTAACGCATACACACACGAGGAGTTATATTATGAATAATAAATTAAGAGTACCAAATGTAACTTTTAAAACAAGAGTTAAAGATGAATCAATTGGTGGAGAAAATCCTTATCGATGGCAGGATGTAACCACTGATGAATTATTTAAAAACAAAAAAATAGTAGTTTTTAGTTTACCCGGAGCATTTACACCTACCTGTTCGACATATCAAGTTCCCACTTATAATAAAATGTATGATGAATTCAAGGCATTAGGAATTGATGATATATATTGTGTATCTGTAAATGATGCTTTTGTCATGAATAAATGGAAGGAACAACAAGACGCAAAAAACTTGACATTTATTCCAGATGGAAATGGTGAATTTACAAGAAAAATGGGATACTTAGTTGAAAAGAAAAATCTTGGGTTTGGCGAAAGATCTTGGAGATATTCAATGTTAGTTGATAACGGTGAGATTATAAAGATATTTGAAGAACCTGGATTTGATGATAATGTGGAGGGTGATCCGTATGAAGTTTCAGATCCAAATACTATGTTAGAATATATTAAATCATCATAAGATGATTTTTTATAAAATCATAGAACTGAATAATTATGACCAAGAAATTGGCATAATAAATCTTGATGAATTGGAAACATCAAGAGGTATGAGTTTTTATTGGAACAAAGTATTAAAAAAAGATGATGAAATAAGAACTATGACATTATCTTCAGTTGAGGCAGAATACATATATAAAAAACTTGTTGAGAAATTTCCAGATAAGAGATTTGAAATTATAAATGAGTAGTCAAGTATTATTATTAAATTCTGATTATCAACCTTTTTTATGGAGTCCAATATCGACTGTATCTTGGCAATATGCTATAAAACAATATTTTACAGAAAAAATTGATGTAGTTGTATGGTATAAAAATTTTTTATGTCGATCTATGAACATTGAAATGTCAATGCCTTCAGTTATTAGATTGTATAAATATCAACATACAGCACAGAGATTATTGCCTGTGAGAAAAAATATTTTATTGAGAGATAATTTTACATGCCAATATTGCATGAAACACTTTAAAGATGCTGAATTGACTTTAGATCATGTAATTCCTAAATCTAAAGGTGGTATTAATTCTTGGACAAACTTAGTGACTTCATGTAAAAAATGTAATGTGAAAAAAGGTTCTCAAAATAAAATGACCCCAAATAAAAATCCAAAGGAACTTTATTATTGGGAAATGGTTTCTGTTATAAAACAGAAAAAAATATATATTCCTGACGGTGAATGGCAACACTTTTTGCAATGGCCGAATGAGAATGTTAAATTATATACACCTATGTTTGATTGAAAGGTAATTATGTCAAATGAAACAAATCAGTCCACTCATGAGAGAATTCAAGAACTTTATGATTCCTATATCTTAGAACAAACAAAGTTCGAAGAAAAAGGAAATAAAGCAGCGGCAACTAGAGCAAGAAAAGCTCTTGGTGAAATGGGTAAATTAGCCAAAACTCGCCGTGCTGAAATCCAAGATAAAAAAAATAACATGTAATCATGGAAAAATATTGGTATGATTGGAAAGAAATGCGAAGAGATGTTAATGCTCTTTGCCGTCAAATTACACTTGACAATTTTAATCCAAATTTGATAGTTGGTATATCTAGAGGCGGATTGGTTCCAGGAATTATGATGAGTCATTGGTTCAAAAAACCTTTTCGCCCCCTAGTAGCATCTCTAAGAGATTTTCCTGAATGGGAAGATTTTTTACCCAAACCACAAGACAAATCTGTTTTAATTGTTGATGATATTTGTGATAGCGGAGAAACTTTTTTCCGCATAAAACAGTTCATAGATGATCATAATCGGTCAAATAATTCTAACAAAATTAATGCGAATATAAAATTTGCCTCATTATGGTGGAATAATGAGGTCGAATTCAAACCGCATTATTATTCTCAGGAAATGGCAAAAGATTCAACGAATACTTGGATACATTTTCCTTGGGAATCCTGGTGGAATGCACCAGTTTAATTTCTACTGAAAAAAATATCACGGAAGGTGATATGCCTATAACAACTTGGAAGGAGTTAAATGAATAAAACAATCAGTCTATTTTTGACTACTTTTTTATTTTTCACGTTTAATATTTTTGCATCAGAAAAACCAACCGCAGGATTAGTTCTTGTAGGCCCAAAAAGTGATGGTGGATGGAGTATGCGTCACTATCAAGGAATGCAAGAATCTGGTTACGAATTTGATTATGTTGAATCTGTAGCAGAAGCAGATTCAGAAAGAGTGTTTAGTCGATTGGCGAGAAAGCACGATGTAGTATTTGGTACATCATTTGGTTATATGGAACCGATGGTAAGTACAGCAAAGAAATATCCAAATGTAAAATTCATGCACGCTACAGGATTCAAGACTGCCGAGAACATGAATAACTATAATTGTAGATTGTTTCAAGCAAGATACCTAGCGGGTGTTGCTGCGGGATTGCTTACCAAAACAAACAAGATTGGATTTGTAGGTTCTCATCCAATTCCAGAAATCATTTCAAATATCAATGCTGCAACTCTTGGTGCAAAATCAGTAAATCCAGATATTACAGTTCAGATTGTTTGGATTAATTCATGGTTTGACCCAAGTAAGGATGCTGCCGCTGCTGATGCTTTGCACAGTGATGGTGTAGATGTATTCTTTACAACAACTGATTCACCATCTGTAGTGATGCTTGCACAAAAGAAATCAACACCAGAAAATCCGCTTTGGGGTATGGGCAATGATGCACCAATGAATTCTTTTGGTCCTGACCGATATGCAACTGGTCCGATGTTCAATTGGGATGTTTACTACAGTCATGTAATGAAATCTGTTGAAGATGGAACTTGGGAAGTAGACACACCATTCTGGGGCATGGAAAAAGGTTGTGTTGATCTAAGTCCTTGGGGTCCGAATGTTCCTACTGAAGTTGTGAATATTGTTGAATCAGAAAAGAAAAAGTTTGTATTAGAAAAATATGATGCTTCTTTTCCATTCTCATCTGGCTTTATGAAGCAAGATGGAACAGTAGTACCAGCAGGTATGGGAAGATCAGGAATTGAATCAATGGATTTCTTTGTTGATGGTGTAATCTCACCAATGCCATAATATTAAAAAATAATAAGAGGAAAATAAAAATGAAAAAAATTTACAGCATAATTTTAGCAATTTTTATTTCCTCCCTTGCTTACGCAAAGGAGGAAGTTACTTTACTGATGGATTGGTTTCCGCAAGGAAATCAAAGTGTGTTTTGGCAAGCAATGCTTGATAACGATAAATATAAATTAAAAATTAATGTTAAACCTGGAGGTCCAAAAGTTAGTACTACTGCGGCAGTAGCCAGTGGTCAGGTCGAATTTGGTCTGAATGGTTCCGATAGTGTTATGCAAGCAAATTCTAAAGGTGCAGGATTAGTTGCAATTTTTGCTAATCTTGACCATGTGCCTTATACATTAGTTTTTCATCCTGATCAGGGTATTAAAACAGTAAAAGATTTAGATGGAAGACGTTTTGCTGTAGTTCCAGGCATTACATACTGGAAATGGGTAAAAAAAGAATATGAATTAAATAATGTTGATGAATTTCCTCTCACTGGAGATTTAGGTTTGTTTGCGAAAAGTCCAACTATGTTTCAGCAGGGATATAGTTTATTTTTACCCGCAAGAATGGATGCAAAGGGTATTCCTAATGATCAAATTAAAATTGCCGATTTAGGATACAAACCATATAGTGTTTTATTTACAACCCAGAAATTTATTGATGAAAATCCAGAAATTGTCAGAGAGGTTGTTTATCGTTTGAGAGCGGCATTTACCAAATCCTTAAACGATCCCAAACCAACTATGGATTTAATTTTGTCAAAAACAAATAAGGTGGGGCCTGAAATTCACATGAATGCTATCAACCTTATGAAGAGTGAATTTCTACCAACAGACTATTCTCAATTAGGATGTATGAAACCAGGTAGATGGTTTAAATTATCTTCTCAATTAAAAGAGGTCGATGCTGTACCCTCAAGTTTTGATCCCTCATCGTCATTTAATTTGACATTTTTAGGAAATTGTAAATAGTTGGATTTTCAATGATTGAAATTTATAATGTTAATAAAGTTTTTGACAATATTCAAACATTAAATTCAATAAATTTGAAAATTGCCACAGGCGAGTTCGTTAGTTTGGTTGGACCTTCAGGCTGTGGCAAATCAACTTTGTTGCGTATTATTGCTAATCTAATATCTTATGATGGATTAGTGAAAAAACCTGATAATGGGGCATTTGTGTTTCAAGATAGCGCATTATTGCCATGGAGAACAGTTGAGAAAAATGTAGAATTATTAATGGAGTTAGAAAAAAAAGATGAAATCAAAGAAAAGTCAAAAAAAGCATTAAAAAGAGTAGGATTATCAGGATTTGAAAATCATTATCCGCATCAATTAAGTGGAGGAATGAAAATGAGATTGAGTTTAGCAAGATCCATAGTTTTAAATCCTGAATATTTACTGTTAGATGAACCATTATCTGCAGTAGATGAGTTTACTAGAGAAAAACTTCAAGAAGAAATACATCAAATATGGTCAAATGATAAATTCACAAGTGTTTTAGTTACACATAATGTTTCTGAAGCCGTTTATTTGAGTAATAGAGTATTGATCATGTCACCACGTCCTAGCAAAATTATACATCAAATTGAAATTCCTTTTGAAAAAAGAACACCTGAAATTAGAGAAACTGATAAATTTTACAATTTAGTTAATGAAATAACTAGAAAGTTGAGATTATGAAATTGTTGAAAGTGATTCCTCCTATTTTTATATTGTGTATTTTTTTAATCATTTGGAACATTTCTGCTAATTATTATAATATGCAATTTTTATTACCTACACCATATTCAGTTTTACAGACTTTTTTAAATGAATTTGAAATAATCTATCAAGGTGGTTTGATTACGTTTAGAGAAGCATTTACTGGTTATATAATTGCTATATTAATAGGAGTTTTTATTGCAACAATTATGAGTTTATCTAAAATATTGGAAAATAGTCTATATCCATATGCAATACTTTTGCAAACAGTTCCAATAGTTGCTGTTGCACCTTTAATAGTTTTATGGTTTGGGTTTGAAGAAAAAAGTGTCATAATAATTAGTTTGATCATTTCATTATTTCCTATTATTAATAGTACATTATTGGGCTTAAAATCAACTCCTAAAACACTTATAGAACTTTTTCAAATGCACAAATCAAGCAAGTTAAAAAGTTTCATAAAATTACGTTTTCCATTTGCCATACCTAATATTATATCTGGAATGAAAATTTCTGCCGGGTTATCGGTGATTGGTGCAATTGTGGGAGAGTTCATAATAGGCTCTGGTAGTAGTAGCGGAGGATTGGGTGTTCAGATAATTTATGCACAGGCAAATTTAGAAACATCTTTAGTTATCGCATTAATATTCACTGCAACATTTTTAGGATTTGCTTTTTTTTCTGCAGTGTCTCTTATAGGATATAGTTTTTTACATAAATGGCATGAGTCAGAATTTAAGGAGAATCAGTGATCGAAAAAGGCAAGCATTTTATAACCTGTGATGGTTATACTAAAGATACATTTGATTTGTTAATGACGGATATTTTTAGATCAGATATCGAAAATCCAAAAAAATTCGAAATTGGAAATAAAAGAAAATTTGTTGCAAATTTATTTTATGAACCTAGTACTAGAACAAATTCAAGTTTTTATGCTGCAGAAAAGTTTTTAGGATTTGAGGTTCTGAACATCAATGAAGTTGTTTATAGTAGCGTATCAAAAGGTGAAACATTTGAAGATACTATCAGAAGCATACAGACCTATGCAGATTGTATTGTTTTAAGACATCCTGAAACTGGTGCGGCAAAACGTGCATCAATTATAAGTGAAGTACCAATTATAAATGCTGGTGATGGTATTGGTGAACATCCAACTCAAACTGTTTTAGATTTGTATACCATTGTGAAGCATTTTAGAAAAAGAAAAATAGAAGATTTGACGATAACACTTGTAGGAGATCTGAAATATGGCAGAACAGTTCATGGATTAATAAAGATACTTCATTTGTATGGATGTAAAATAAATTTAGTTTCGCCGCATCAATTAAAATTACCTGTAGAACTTTTGCGTAGGGATGATAATCAATTTTTGAATGTGACTGATGAAATATTGAAAGAAACAGATGTTTTGTATTTGACAAGAGTACAAAAAGAAAGAGGAGCTATTATTTCAGCAGGTTCTTATTCATTAAAAGAAGAACATGCGAAAATTTTAAATCCCAATGCAATAGTGATGCATCCACTTCCCAGAATGGAAGAATTACCTACATGGTTTGACAATGATCCCAGAGCAAAATATTTTGAACAGATGAAAAATGGACTAATAACAAGAAAATATATCTTGAAAAAAATATTGTCTTGAGTTATAATGATAGGAGTAAAATGTCGTATGAGGGCGAATTAAAATTTACAACTGCTGGAGATTTTATGACTTATAAAAAACAAATAGCCATTGCATCAGATCATGCTGGCTACATTGCGAAAGATATGGTTAGAGATTGGCTTAGAGAAAGAGATTATGTGACGGATGATTTTGGGGTTTTAAATAATGACAGCGTGGATTATCCTGATTATGCTAAAAAAGTTTGTTTGAATATTTTAGGAAAAAATAGTGATGTGGGAATTTTAATTTGTGGAACAGGAATTGGAATGTCAATGGTAGCAAATAGATTTCCTGAGATTAGAGCCGCATTATGCACTGATAACTATACTGCTGAAATGGCCAGATTGCATAATAATGCAAATGTTTTATGTTTGGGTGCCAGAGTTTTAGATCCAAATAATATATGTTCAATAGTTGAAACATTTTTAAATACCGAATTTGAATATAATGAAAAACATTTAAATAGAATTAATAAATTTTCCTATTAGGTAAGAATGGATCAAAATACTATAAAAAGAAGAAAATTAGGTCTCATAGACAAAGATATTGAAAAAATGCGTCCAGGTTACATTTTATATGCTTTACAAACTGGAGGCGGAATTGTAGATTTAATTGATAAAAATGGTAAAAAAGTGCATAAATGGAAAATGCCTGTTAGACCTGGACGTGATGCTGTAATACTACCGTGGAATGGAAATTTAGGTTATAGTGGAAGTCATGAAAAATCTGTAAATTTATATCCTGCCTGGGATATTTGGCATGGAGGTCATTTTTTCGAAGTTACACCAGAAGGAAAAATTGTCTGGGAATTTGAAGATCCATATCATCATCATGATTCTGTTTGGTTAGAAAATGGAAATATTTTATATGCTGCAGCGCAGAGAATACCGGGTAATGAAGAAGTTATTGGAGATGTTGTCAAAGAAGTTAATAGGAAAGGTGAATTGGTTTGGGAATGGAAATCTTGGGAAAGATTAAATATGGAAAAATTTAAAAATCACGAAAATTTTCCACAAGACCACTATCCCATGATTAATGGATTGAGTCTAACTAAAAAAGGCAATGTTTTGATGAGTCTGAGAAATACGAGTGGAATTATTTGTGTAGATAGGCATGTCAATAATGGTTGTGTCATTTGGGATTTTCCTTATCCAAATGTGGCACAACAACATTGTCCGTCACAATTGGATAATGAAAATATTTTATGTTTTGATAATGGAAACATTAGACCTAATTCATTAGTTCACTCAAGAATTGTGGAATTTGTTCCTATCACAAAAAAAATTGTGTGGACCTACACTGATCCCATGCCTTCGGCTTTTTTCAGTCCTTACATGGGTAGCGTTGAGAGATTAGGAAATGGTAATAATTTAATATGTGAAAGCGCATATGGAAGAATTTTTGAAATTACAAAAAATAAAGAAACCGTATGGGAATATGTAATTCCAGATTTCGCCGAATATCCTGAACCTCTAAATAGTTTTATTACAGGCTCTCACAATAGTTGCTTTAAAGCACATCATTATGATTCTATAAACTGGTTATGAAATGAAAATACCCGTTATTGATACAAACAAAAAAAACTCCGAATTAAAACTATACGAAGCATTTACCTCAATTGGTTTTGCATATATCGAAACAGATATAGACATCTCTCAAATCTTAGAATATACAAAAAAATTTTTTTCATTACCAATGATTGAAAAAAATAGAGTAAAATATGAATCTACAGAGTCAAATTCTGGATATCAAGGAATGATAGAAAGTTTGACACCAGGTACACCTGTTGATATAAAAGAAGCTTTTAATTGGTGTGAATATCGCAATGATAATAAATGGTATGATGATGAACAACGGCAAATTTGTTCATCATGGAATTTTCAATTAAATATACAAACAGAAAAAATTTTATCACTAATTGAAAAATCACTAAAAATAAAACCCGATACTCTCATAGAATCTCATAAAAAATCTAAATCAACTACGTCTAGAATATTGCATTATCCTCCGTTTAATGGTAAAATATTAAAAAATCAAATGCGAGGAGGTGAGCATACTGATTATGGAACAGTTACTTTACTATTCATAGATGAAAACCCAGGATTACAGATCAAGCCAAGAGGATCAAATGACTGGATCGATGCCCCAAAAATTAAAAATACGTGCATTGTCAATGTTGGAGACTTGTTACAGAGGTGGACGAATGATATCTATGTTTCTACTCCTCACAGGGTGGTTAATACTAATCTTGATGTCAGTCGGTATAGTTTTCCTTATTTTGTACATCCCAATGATGATGTTGTTGTTGATAGTCTCATTGGCGAGAAAAAATACGAAGCAATTAGCGCCAAAGAATATTTGGTCTGGAGATTAAATCAAAGTTATCTATGAAAACGGCAATAGTAGTAGCAATGAAAGAGGAATATGACAATTATGATTTATTAACAGGTGTCGGTCCAGATTATGTCAAGAATAGTTTTCCAGATTTCATCAAAGAAAATAATGATTTGGAATTAGTAATAAATTTTGGAACTTGTGGTAGTTTTAAAAAAGAATACCACGGCATGTATAGTATCAGTTCTTTTAGTAACACATTAAATTCAAAGAGATTAGGAGATGATCGAGGTTTACATCTAGTTTCACATTATGAATTTTTGACAGATGCGCAAGGTTTTTCTAATGCTGATTTAGTGGATTGTGAAGCATTTTGGTTAAAGGAATTGTGCGATGAAAATAATCTTCAATTTCAATGTTTCAAATATGTTACAGATTATGTGGGTGAAAATTGCATAGATGATTTTCGGAAACATGTTGAAGATGGTAAAGAATCATTTGACCTTATTTATAGGAAAATTTATGAGAATAGTTGAGGAAATTAAATTAGATTTCAAGGATGTTTTAATTAAACCAAAAAGATCACAATTGAATTCACGTAAAGAAGTCAATTTGCAGAGAGAATTTAATTTTAAACATAGTAGAATCACTTGGACTGGAATACCCATAGTTGCTGCCAACATGGATGGTGTTGGTACTATTTCTATGCACGATATTTTACACAATTATTCGTGTTTGACGGCACTGACAAAATATGTGAATCCTAAAGATTATCCAAATTCTCCAGATGTCATGATTACATATGGAATTAATGATGATGTGGACGAAAATAATATTCCTGATATTGTTAGTTGGATCTGTTTAGATGTGGCAAATGGTTATACAGAAAGATTTGTAAATTTTGTTTCAAAAATGAGAAAGAAATTTCCAAATAAAATTTTAGTTGCCGGTAATGTTGTAACGGCAGAAATGACAGAACAATTGATTTTAGCAGGCGCAGATGTGGTGAAAGTTGGGATTGGCCCTGGAAGTGTATGCACTACTCGCAAGATGACTGGAGTAGGATATCCACAATTGTCTGCTATTATAGAATGTGCTGATGCTGCTCATGGATTGGGTGGTCATATTATTGCCGATGGGGGATGTACAGTTGCTGGTGATATAGCAAAAGCATTTGGCGCAGGTGCTGATTTTGTCATGTTAGGTGGTATGTTGGCAGGACATGATGAGGGTGAGGGTGAGATTGTTTCTAAGGCTTATAAAAAAGAAGAATATGAAATTGATGAAGAAGATGTAGTTATGGATAGTCCTGCTTACATTAGACAAAAATTTGTAGAGTTTTATGGCATGTCATCTAAACAGGCACAGGAAATTCATAGTGGAGGTATGGAAAATTATAAAGCATCCGAAGGTAAAGTTGTGAGAATAGCATATCGTGGTCCTGTAAAGAATACTATTGAAGAAATTTTAGGTGGTTTAAGAAGTGCCTGTACTTATTCTGGTGCACAAACATTGAAATCCTTACCAAAATGCACTACCTTTGTGCGTGTTAACAGTCAATTGAATGAAGTTTTTGGTAAATCTTAGTTGAGAGGGTGAGATGATAATATTTGTAGACATTGATGGAACTATCTGTCAAAATAGAGATCATTTGAGAAGAGATAGAAATGATCCTACGATCAGTTATGATCAAGTCGAACCATACCACAATAGAATTGAAAAAATAAATAAATTATATGATGAAGGAAATAAAATTGTTTATTGGACCGCAAGAGGTGTTTTGTCAAAAATTGATCATACCGAGTTGACTTTAAGACAACTCAAAGAATGGGGGTGCAAATATCATGAATTAATGATTAATAATAAACCTCATTTTGATATGTACATATGTGATAAAAGCTGGAATTCAGAAACTTATTTCAGTAATTATTACAAGATATAATAGCAAAATAAACTTATAAAAAAAGGGAGACTAATGGATGTAACATTACTCTACACGATTATAGGATTTACACTTGCTAGTTATTCGGTTATTGCCAATGACAGTGTTCAAACACTAGGCACTTGGATTGCTAGTAATTCAGAGAAATTTAAATGGTATGTGATGTGGGCCGCAAGCAGTATTGTGCTTTTGTTCACTATATGGTATGGATGGTATGTTAATGCAGGAGATATTTCTTACGGAAGATTGGAAAAAATACCATATCAACCCGTTCAATGGTACCATGCAGTGGCACCTCTTGTGCTTGTGATATTGACAAGATTTGGTATACCTGTCAGTACAACGTTTTTAGTTTTGAGTGCATTTGCCAGCACAGTTGTATTAGAAAAAGTTTTATTAAAATCGGCAATGGGTTACTTGGTTGCCGCAGCCGCAGCATATATTATATGGTTGGCCGTATCAAAATATTGGGAGACAAAAACAGAAATTCCAGCAAGTCATGACAAATGGTGGAGGGTTGCACAGTGGTGTACAACCGGTTGGTTATGGTTTACATGGTTGAGTCACGATATGGCAAACATTGCAGTATTCTTGCCTAGACAAATTCCGATAGAAACTATGTTTATGATTAGTTTGATTTTTGTTGCTGGACTATCCTATATGTTTTATGAAAAAGGTGGGAGAATTCAAGATGTCGTATTGAGTAAAACAAATACAAAATATGTTAGATCGGCAACATTAGTGGATTTAATTTATTGTATAATTTTATGGTATTTCAAAGAATATAATAGTATACCTATGTCAACTACCTGGGTATTTGTTGGTTTGTTGGCAGGTAGAGAACTTGCATTTGCTTCAGTGAATGGCAAATACAAGTTTAAAACTGTCTTTCCTTTAGTTGGGAGAGACTTTTTCAAAATGATGATTGGACTGGCATTGTCAGTTGTAATCGTCTTGGCTATCCATGGATTTGCGTTCCAAGGATTTGCTAACTTTTAATTAATAAACTAAAACAGGTGTAAAAACCCTTAGTTTTTATATAAAGGACATAATGAAAAAACTAATCGCACTTATTTCTTTTGTGTTTATTGCAACTGTTGCAATTGCAAAAGATCAAATCACTATTGTAGGCTCAAGCACAGTTTATCCGTTCACAACTGTTGTAGCAGAGAAACATGGTCAGAAAGGATTCCGAACACCAATTGTAGAAAGCACAGGAACAGGTGGAGGAATGAAATTGTTCTGTGCTGGTATCGGACCAACACATCCAGATTTCACAAATGCCTCTAGAGCAATCAAGAAAAGTGAAC